TCTAAGTCTATACTCTAATCATAACTAAAGTATAAAGGATTAACTCTCTCTAAGTAAGGATCACCATTAAGTATACCTACATAGTATACTTCTTCTCCTGCAATCAGAGCATCTTTCCAACCCTTATAGAATTCATGTGTAACATTAAGTTTATTCTTTAAGTAATTAAGACTATGGTAAGCAGTAGTTTCAGCAACATCTTTATAGTCCTTACTGATATATTTCTATATCTATTCAGGTTGCATTATCTCTCCATTCTATAATGCTTCTTGATATCTCTACTGTTCTTCTGGTCCTAACTTACTCATGATAGTAGCCATAATATAGTCTTCTAACATCTATTTAGCTCTATCTTGTACTTCACTAGTTGCATTATCACTAGTACGTACAACTCTGAAGTTGAATGGGCGCTTAGTTTCTTCTCCCAATAATAAGTCTATCTTAGGCTTAATTATGTTGTAATCCTGTGCAGTAGCAGGAAATCCATCCTTCTGTTTAAATGGATTAGTAACGTACAAGAGATCCTTCTCATTATAGATACTATTATATAGATCATAATACGTCTACATCTCTTCGTATCTAGTACGTCCGTTCCTACCACCACCATTACTAAAGCCTGACTTACCAATTATATAGTCAACACAGGCTTCTCTCCATGCCTTAGTCTTCTTAGACATAGGCAGTTTTTGTACTGGAAACGAACCAATATTTTTACTCTTCATATTATGTTAATTGAATGTATATACATCTTCATCGACTTGACCAAAGTTATCGTCATAACTATAGTCCTATGCAAAGACAGGTCCGTCGAATAATAACCTTTCTCTGTTTGTCTTTTTCTTCTCTTTAACAACTACATTATATAGTTGTTCTCGATAAATCATAACCTACATAAACGCCATTACACGGTCAAAGTTTCCTGTGTCATTATAGGCTATAAGTTCTTCTAATAGCGGTTCTGATAGTATCTCATGAAGGTTCTTATGACCTGGTGATTTCTCATCATTTAACCAGTCTTTAATCAATCCTTCGCCCCATTGTTTGATCTACTTATTCATGTGGCATCCCTTTTTCCTTTGTACTTTGGAGTTTCCAACAACATCGGAAATAATATCAGGTTGATCAGCAAGTAAGTAATCACAGTGCTTAGCAGTAAAATAAGGAAATAATCCTTTACGCTCATTTTCGTACATGATCCTCCCATTATAGTATATAGCTAACTTACGAAGGTTTTCGTAGTATTCTTCAGCCGTAGGAGGACGTCCTGTGTACTCTGCCACAATGATGTCATAGTAGTTTTCAAAATTCTAAAATCTTTTATATACAAAAGTAGATCCTAATGAATTAGTACCAGATTGGTCATGATCATAAGGGTCTACTCCAAGTATGTACAAACCAACAGGTGCATCTTTTACTGGGTGTTCCCATATAACTATAGCTCCAGTAGCATCTTGAGTGGTCTCATATCCATCCTTATTCTTATTCTTAGATAGAGGGAAATGAGTAATATCTCCAGTCTTTTTTGGTATCCATTTAAGACTACCACTAGATTCCCATACTAAATCACCTACTTGTTTATGGTTTGTTAATTTCTTATTAGTGCGTATTCTAGCAAGTTGTTCTTGCAATTCTTTCTTAGGGAATATATTACCATTGAATTCCAAACATGCTTCAGATGGAGTAATACAACGCTCTGCAACATATCTATCTACTGCAGTAGAACTAGTAGCATGGTCTATTACTTCCTTACGTTGTCCTAGTACAAACTGCATAGCTGCACTAAGTATAGTATTCCCATCATTATCCATGTATAAGCGTTTACCATGCTTATCACGGATATCAATATTTGCATATTGAGGTATAAAGAATCCACTATAGGTACCATCTACATTCTCATCCCATATGTTATTTAACTCTAAACAGTTATAACCTTTAGGGTTGTAGAACATATCTTTAAGAGTATAGAAGTTAGAGTCTTCATCACCACCTGTACCAAAAGCAATCATAGTAGCAAACGCTACACCATCATTCTCCACAGAAGGTCTAGCAATCTACCATGCAGCACCTAATTCTTTAAAAGAACCAGCTTCTTCAAATAAGATTAAGTTAGCCTTCTTACCACGTACTACGTCAGGATTGTCCTTCAGAGTAACACCGATGATCTCAGATTTATAACCTACTTCAATCTCATTACCATACTCATCTTTAACTAACATAGCGGCACGCTTACGTAATTGAGTATTCACTGATCTCTTCTTACCCCATGCAGTATGTTCATCTATAAAGTCTAAGTAGTCCCATGCTTTAGTAAGGATACCATCATCTGTTAAGTATTGCTTATTAGAAGCATATACGTATGACTTAGAATTAGGTATCAAATAGTAATTACGACATAACATAGAGGCTCCTTTATAGGAGTAACCTTTACGTCTAGATTTAAGTACACATAAGTGCTTACCTTTTAATTTGGCTTCATTTACACATGAAAAATAATAGTAGTCATAATCCCAAAAGTCAGGGAATGTAACTACCTATTCTGATACTACTTGACCATTTACTAATCTATTTACAGTACGGTTAATAGGGCAATAGTTTAAATAAAAATAGTTATAGCCACTAATGAAGTCACCATCATCAGCAGTATAACCATTAATACATCTCTCCTGTTCCTCAGTCCAGAAGTTCATGTATTCTTGCGTATTTTTGATATAAGGACAATACTATCCCGTTTTTATAAAAGTTAATGCAGGCTGACGAAATTTATCAGATGATTTAATTTTCTTAGTAAAGTCAATCATATTCGTTGTTTTAATTCTTCTATAGTTAATTTATGGAAATGTAATTTTCTATGACAATTAGAGCATAAAACTATACATTTATCTATTTCGTCATTTATTAGTTTCATAGAATGAGTTTGCATATGAGATACTTGATCATATTTACTGTCTAAGTGATGAAAATCTAAACAGGCTATATCTTTTTCACCACATATAGTACATCCTTCTGATTTTTTTGATTGTATGTATCTTCTATTATTCCATACTCTATTCTATTTACATATCTTACATTGAGCTATTCGGTAAGGGCATTCTTGTTCTCTTAGATCGCTTTTATAAAAGCAAGAAGAATCTAATATTTTATTACAAGAAGAGCAATAATATTTATTTTTTTCCTGTAATATGTTTCTATATATAGTCTTAATAGTTATATTGCTTTCTGAACAGTTTAGTGTATTACCATCTATATACATACAGTTTTCATCTAGTGCAGCTTTTCCAAACAACTAATATGCTTGTAATTTTGATAAATACAGCATTCCGTTTATACCTTTTACCATGAAATATAATAAATTTCTTCCAGAATTCTTCTTTTTTATTAGTAGAGGTATACTGACTCCATTTAATTCTAATTTACCGTCTTTTGTAGCTCTGTATCCTAATTGATACGCCTTTTCAATTCTATTCATAATATATTAGTAAAGTTTACCATTAAATTGATTATTTATCCATTCTTCATCATGACCGTCTCCTCCAAATAAGTTTTGGAGTAAGAGTCTTAAGTATTCTACAGATTTACAATATCCTTCATATAGAGGAATTTCAGCTAAACTATTATCTATTGCTATTATCTGTATAGCTTGCCTATCCTCTCTTATCATTATTTTTAAACTAATAAATCGTCCACCAGCAGACCACGGTTGGTCTAGAAATACTTCTTTCTCATATTTTTTACCAAACCAATTGTGCGCTTTATTAGTTTTTATAAACCCCATTTCTTGTAGAAATCTCTCACAGCTTTCCATTCTTCATAATTTATCCAGTAATATTTATTATCTACCTTTATCTATATTCCTTTTTCTATCTCATGTTCTTGATAGTATGGTTCTTTAAATTCTAACAGAATTTTATTATTTTCTTTGTTGTCTTCCATAATCTCTAAATAAAAAGGGACGCGTTTCACAACGAATCCCCTTCTTTCTTATATATATGAAAAAGTTTAAAAGGGAGATTTCTAGGATTCTTTAGTACTCCCCACCTGAGCTTTATTACCTCAGACTACCTATTCACTGTAATTACTTACCTAATAGGTTTCCTTCTGCTATCGTAATTTCAAAGGACAAGTATTTTAATTGGTAGCCCTGTTCCGACTCGAACGGAAACTTAGAATTTTAGAGATTCCAGTGCTTACCTTTACACCACAGGGCAGTATTCAGGGCTTCTTTATAGACATGCCCCGTATATGTCTTTATGAACGTTTAAACAAGCCTTTGATACGCTTAACTATTTTCTTACGCCAAGGCAATACTGTCTGACGTGCAGCTTCACAATCTGCAATAGCTTCTTCAATAGTTTTAGTTTCGTCTGTCAAATCCAGAATAATATCTGGCATTTTTGTT